GTCACCACAATTTCACGGTCAGAATGTTAGATACAATCTGTTGGGCCGTAATCGCAGGTCTGTCTGGAAAATCACCACTCAGCCATACAAGGATGCTCACTTTGCCGTATTTCCCGAGAAACTGCCCGAAATATGTATTAAGGCGGGGTCGAAAAAAGGTGATACTGTTTTTGATCCGTTTTTCGGTAGTGGTACAACAGGATGGGTGGCACAGAGGCTCGGAAGGAAGTGGATAGGAATAGAACTGAACGAAGAATACATCAAGATCGCTGAAAAGCGGTTTGCACAACAGGATCTATTCGTATGAGAGATATGAAACTAAAAGAGAAGGGACAAACGGAGAGAGGTATCCATTTGTCCCCAGAGACAGTCATCAGAGTCGGATGACCAACCAATATCGTGGAGAACTTAAAACAAAGAGATGACAATAACAAACGGAGAATAAAGCGATGGTGAGATGTGACGCTTGTGGATATCGAAAGGAACGAACCATTAAATACGGCAAGGCGGTAGTATGCTACGATTGTAGGCCTAAAGTCGAAGAGGCCATTAACACCAACTTCACCAAACGCCTCATGGTGATCGGTGTGGCTCGGGATCTTTTAAGAAAAGACGGAACGAGCTACGTGATAAAAGACATTCCTAAATCCCTGTTTCAGAGGTTCAGAAGTAAAGCGGTACGAAAGGGCGTTACCGTAAGGGACTCAATATTGAATTACTTCGAGGACGAGATAGCCAAGGAAGACTAAGGAAACTAAGGAAACTAAGGAAACTAAGGAAACTAAACAGTAGGCCCGCTCATGATTGAAAAACGAAAAAAAGGAACTAAGTGCGTTATTTGTGAAGAGAGGGCGGCAATATATATATACACCGACGTAGGAAAAGAGGTTGAAGATTGCATTGTTTGTTGTGATGATGACGACTGCATGTTGCTTTGCAATACTTGGGCCTATTACGATAACAAAACGAGAGGAGAACTACCATGAGCCTAATCGATATGCTTAACTTGCAACCCCCTATGCTTTTCGGCGTTAGGGTAATTCATATCTTACTTATTATTGTCGTTTGGCAACTGTACAAATACGCCAGAGCGGAAGCAAGGAGGGCTAACAATAGAAAAGGAGACAGAAGATGGACAACATAGTGGATCGAACGAAGTTGAGTGGCGAGGAAATAGAAATACTCACATTCAAGGCGGAGTTAGACGAGGAGTTAGAAATAAACGCAGATGAAATGAAGGACGTAATCGTTGAGCAGGCGATACAAGCCGACCAGTTGCTCAGGAAATTGGGATATTTGGAAGACGACATAGCACGTATGGAGTCGGAACAATTACGAACCATTCAATTCTACCAAGATAAAATACAAAAGATCGGAAAAAAGGTTGCTTTGGTGGAGTCGTATTTGTTTAATTATGCAAAATCGGTAGAAGACAAAACGATTGAACTACCGTTTGGAGTATTGCGTAAGAGGAAGTCAACAAGGAAACTTTGGCCTACCGATGAGGTGTTGGTCGCTTTCTCCAAAAAGAACCAAATACCCGTCAAGTTAAAAGAAACGCCAATCAAAAACGAACTTACAACGTACATCAAGGAAACAGGCGAAGTGCCAGACGGTTACGAGGAGTCGGAAAAAACCTCAATAACCGTAAAGACAAGTCGAATAACGAGAGGAGAATAAACCAATGACAACAGAAATAGACACCATAAAATCTGACCATCAATTAGGTCATGAAGATGCTGGTACAGTTACTAATCCGTTGGACGTTAGCCCTGAGGTATTTAAGTCAGGGCTCGATCGGCGGAAAACTAACCGTAAAGCCCTGATGACTTGGGTGGCTGATGCACTCATAGAGGATGTCGATTACGGCTCAATAAAAATAGGTGGCAGGGTATCAAGGCCGTCACTCTATAAGGCGGGCTCGGAAAAAATATGTGGTATGCTCGGACTAACTCCGCATTTTCCGAACCTACAAGAATACGAGTCGATGATATTGGGAGGAGGTGAAATAGAGTTCTTCCTAATCCGTTGCGAGTTGACAATAAACGGTCGTGTCGTAGCAGAGGGAGCAGGAGCAAGATCAATGGCACAGGATAAAAAGGATCTTAATAAATGCCTAAAGATGTGTCTGAAGTCGGCTCAAATTGACGCTACCCTCAGGTGTGCGGGCCTGTCCGAAGTCTTTACACAAGACATTGAAGATATGTCATTTGATGAAGACGGCGGAGATCAAGAAAGCGAGGAGTTTAGTCGTGATTATGTTTTGGTCTTCGGCAAGCACAAAGGAAAAAAGTTGAGAGAAGTGCCAAATAGTTACCTGACTTGGATGCAGGATAAGGATACCACTTTGGACACTTATCTCAAGGGATTCGCTTACGATGAACTTGTATGTAGGCGAGACGAGGAGAGCCAAGAAACCGAAACGGACATGACGGGTATTGAGGAAATGGGGTTGGTCACTCCTGAAGAGACAGATCATCAAGATCAACAACAGTTTCAAGATCGGACTGTCCGAGCATGGCCCGCCGACTACACCCGAACGGAAATACAGAGACTCTTAATTGACAAATACATTCCAAGGGTTGATCGAGATGCTTTTCTAAGTTGGAAGAGCGGCAAGATCGGTAATAGGGGTTTCGTAAATCTCAAAAAGGAAGAGTTGGAAAAATTCCTTGAAGACCTCGTGAACGATTTCAAACTTACGAAACAGGAGGAGGAGTAAGATGGGTATCGTTAGCGAAAAGTCCGTAAGATATATCGATAACGTCAAGCATTTTATCGGGATGTTTGATAGCAAAGATCCTGTCTATTCTTATCGGATAGAAGAGTCATACGGGCTATCGGGATCGGAAGTGAGGTCAATAGTTCACCACCTCCGTTGCGAGGGCGTTCCAATCGGTTCTGGGCATAAGGGATATTATATGGCACGCACTCCCGATGAAATAGAGACAACGATCGAGCACATGATCCAACGAGAACAATCAATAAGGCACGCCAGAGAAGGCCTTCAACGGGCCTTTGGCGAGACGGATAAGGGCTTGACACTCTCGTTCCTGTAAATATGTCTGGAATGGACGACAAGATACCTTGGATATGCCTGAAATGTGGAGAGTATTTTCTACCTCCCTCTTATAGTATCCAAGGTAATTGTCCGTCTTGCCAACAAAAGATGATGATGACAAAGATGGCTTATATATACGAGATGAAACGAAAGAACGGATGGATACCCGAATCAAGGAGGAAAAGAGGCAGAAGAGCTTATGAGACAAGAGTTGCGGGCTATTCGATAACCGACCCAGAGAAGTACAAGTGCATCATGCAGAAGATGGTTAGTGGTGGCGACGTTTCGAGAGCCCGCAGAATTAAACGTAAAGCTAAAATAAAAGAGAGGGAAAGAGATGGCCAAATACAGAACGATTAAACCGACAATGTGGAGCAACCCTTGGTTTGAAGGGTTGGACGAGAGCCAAAAACTCCTATACATATATATGTTCACGAACGAGCATGTAAATAATGCGGGAGTTATGAAAGTTTCTTGCGGTAAAATATCTTTTGAAACGAAGATACCACTACGCAAGGTAATAGACTCTCTAAAGCATTTCGAAAAAAATAAAAAGATCGAAAGGCACGCAGACTTAATATGGGTGGTGCGGTTCATAGGACAACAAACTTCAACGAGTCCGAAATTAATGACAAATATATGCAAAGAACTCGACAACATTACGCTATCCTATCCAAAGCTTATCGCCAACATTCTCGATAGGTACGACAACCTCCTAAGTTCTTGGATAGCCTATTCAAGCCGTAACGATACCCTATCAATACATAAAGAAAAGGAAAGGGAAAAGGAACTTGAAAAAGAAAAAGAAAAAGAAAAAGAAACGGAAGTAAAAGAGCGTTCGGCCCGCATTCGTCCTAAGGCAGTTATTAATCTTTACCATACCCACTGTCCGAGCTTACCGAAGGTCGTTAAGATACCTATGTCCGCCAATTCAACCCGAATGTTAAACTCAAGAATAAAGGAAAACCCAAGCGAAGATTTCTGGAAACCCTTTTTTATTACCGTTGAATCTTCAGATTTCTTAACGGGTAAATGCAAGAGTAGCTTTGTCGCTGATTTCCATTGGCTCATTCGGCCGACGAATATGGAAAAAGTAATCAACGGACGGTACGATAATCGGGAGGATTACACTAACGAGGTTTGGGAAGGGGCAAGATGAAAAGAGCGGAGGCGAAGACCGTCGTCAGAAAACTGTTTGAAAGTTTCGGCAAATCCTCTCCGCCCGTTACACAAATAGAAACATACTTGGATTGGGCTGAACAATACGACGTTAACGTTGTAACTTCCACGGTTGAAAAACTGATAAACGGGTGCAAAAAATTCCCAGTAATTGCCGAGATGCACGAAGTAGCCAGAAACGAGAGAGCAAACTACATGGAATATAATTATAAGCATTGTTGGTATTGTGGCGATATAGGCCTAATTCCAGCACTTTATAGGCCTAATGAGCATTCGACCTTACCCTTCACGAGATACTTGGCTTGTCGTTGTACAAGAGGCGACCTAATGGCCAAACATACTCCAAGATATTTTGAAAGGTTTAACGATTGTTTACAGTTTCAAGATCGGATTAAGGGAGACGAAACGATTGACTACCCAAACCTATTTAACGGATGGAGACAGGAAATAATAATAAACCACAGGAAGGAGAGGAGTGATGATAACGATAGCTGATTGGATTGCAAACTTGTTGATACTCGGACTATCTCTATTTTTAATAGGCTTATCAACGATCGGCTTATTGGTGATATTCGGCGGCATATATAAGGAAGTTATGAAACGTGAATGAGTATAATTTTGAAATCCTTGGAAACCCTAAAGCACTAAAGAGACACCGAACCTATCAAACGAAAGCGGGTAAGCACATTCAATACGACCCGTCTAAGTCAGACAAGGCCGACTTGATAGTTGCGATACTTAACAAAGCTCCGCCTGAGCCCTTGCGAGGGCCGATATCGCTTGACATAAAATTTTATATGAAACGGCCGAAGAGCCATTACAGAACAGGAAAGTATAGCGGAGTACTTAAGAAAAGTAGCCCCACATTGCATTGTAAGAAGCCCGACATAGATAACCTAATAAAGATGATCGACGCCTTTAACTCGATTGTATGGCACGACGATTCTCAAGTTTTCAAAATAACGGCTGAAAAAATTTATTCGTGGAGACCGAGGACAACAATTAAAGTCACGGAGAGGCGAGAGAACACAAGTGAATAAAATCAAATTTACATTTGTTAATCCATCCAAGGAGGAAAAAAGCAGTATCATTAATGAGCCCGCCTTGAGAAACATAAAAATAAGGGCAATGAATAGAGGCCTAAGAATTGCGAGCCCAGACATGACGTATAAAGAACGAGTGGAGATTATGAGCCAACAGTTTTGTGTATCAGATAGAACGGTTCAGGACGCTTTAGGAGAATTTTAACCGTAATATAAATGTAGTGCTAAAGTCAACAAATAAAAAGTAAGGTAGGCTATGAAAACAAATACGAAGATAAGATGGTATAACGAGTTAAGGCCCTTAGACAGTTTGACTCCTTGGGAAAAGAATCCAAGAATAATGAAAGCTAAAGGAATGAAAGACCTAAAGAAATCAATAGACAGGTTCGGATTGGCTGAGCCAATAGTGATAAACCAAGACGGTACGATCATCGGCGGCCACGCAAGATATTACACCCTACAAGAAGGTAGCGTTGACGAAGTTCAGTGCTATGTGCCTGACAGGAATCTGTCCGAGAAAGAATTGGAAGAGCTTAATATAAGGCTCAACAAGAACATAGCGGGTGATTTCGATTTCGAGATGTTGGAAGACAACTTTGATGTTGAAGAGTTAATAGATTGGGGTTACGACGAGAGTGAGTTGGTATTCGACTTTTCTTTGATGGATCAAGAGGAAGAGGATCACGGCGAACACGAATTAAGCGAGAACGAGATGGAGCAGTTGGGCCTAAGTGCTATTACATTCGTATTTCTGGATCATAAAGCGGATGAGCTTAAGAGCTTACTCAAAGATATGTCGGTGGAGGAGAAAGGCGAACACATATATGGTTGTGTTAAAAAAGAATATCTCAGAAACTTGGGATGTTAACAAAAGGAGGGAGTCAATCGACGTTATGTAGCGTTCCGATGAGGTACGATTCTTATTTGGGATGTGCTCACGGTTGTACTTATTGTTTCGCAACCAAAGCAACCAAAACTCACAAACGAAGTCAATTTAACAAGGACAAACAAGCCGTTACGAACTTTAGTTGTGTCGAAAGGGGGCATATAAAACAACTGGAAAACTTCTTGAAAAGCGGCGGTAACCTCGAAACCCACAAGTATCAAGAGGGCGTTCCCATACACTGGGGAGGAATGAGTGACGGGTTCCAACCAATAGAAAGAAAGGAACGGATCAGCTACGAGAGCTTGAAACTTTTGGCACAATATAAATATCCAGTAATAATAAGCACAAAAGGCATACCGATAATAACATCCAACGAATATATCGAACTGTTAAAGGAGTGTAAGTGTGTCGTTCAAATAAGCATGCTATCCAACGATCCTAAAAAGTTCGACAGGGGCACCGTCGATTATCCTGCTCGAATAATCGGAATCAGAAAATTACTCCACAACGGGATAAAGGTCGTAATCAGAAACCAACCATACATGATGCACTTGCACAAATCTGTTATGAATATGATCGATGACTTGGAAGGCGTACACGGAATTGTCGTGGAAGGAATGAAAGACAGAAACAAGTTTGCCAATAATCTTACAAGGGTAGGAGGAGAGTGGATGTACCCGCTATTACCTTTGATGAGAAAGTTCAAAGCGATAAAAGAAAAATGCAAGCGTAGCGGGATCTTATTTTATGCGGGAGAAAATAGGTTGAGATGGATGGGTGAGAGCGTTAATTGTTGTGGAGCGGCACAAATAAAAGGTTTCGAAGGAGAGAACAAACTAAATACTACTCAGTTGTTTTTTTTCAAGAAGATAACTTTCTCAAACATGAAGGTAGCAAAAGGGCCTGCACCCATGAGTGGGATTGTTCAATCCACTGTCGCCTCGAGAGAGATCGTTAAGTTCAACAAAAGATCCGAATCAAATGAAGGTTTTTACGATTACTTAAGGAATTGGGTCAACCACGGTAACTTCGAAAGGTTCTTTGAGCTAATGGCCGTAGGAGTTGACGCTAACGGCAACAAGATATTCGAGTTCCAAGATGAAGAGGTGGAGAGAGAAAGGTTAAGAACAGTTTTGAATTGCTGATTAAGAAATGCCAAAGAAGACCGCCAAAGCTAAAAAGGCCAAACCCAAAAAGAAGATCGGAAGACCTACAAAGCTAACGGTGAAGACAAAGAAAGACATCATGGGTATTCTTCGCCTCGGACTATCCGAACGAACGGCACAGGAGTTCATCGGTGTTAACCATAGCACATTTGAAAGATGGAAGAATAATAACAAGACTTTTGCGACCAGTATAAAAAGGGCATCAGCGTCTGCGAAAATAAAGATGACGACCGCCCTCGTAAATAAGATAGTCAACGATAACAACCTTACCGCAATAATCTTTTGGTTAAAGACGAGGAGTAAACATGAGTTCAACGAGCGGCCCTACGACCCTGAGCAAGAAAGCGGAGAGGGCAAAGAGTACGATACAGACGCACTTGTCAAAGCGATGGACAGTATTACCGAACTTCAGAAAAATACATAGCCAGTTCTTACACGACAAGACGAGAATAATCTTAGTACCATCGGGTAGAAGATCGTACAAGACAGAGATATCCAAACGTAAGTTGATGAAAGAGTTTTATGCTATCCAGAACATGGGAAAGCAATACTTTACTGGAGCTCCAACCTATACTCAAGTCAAAATGATATTCTGGAATGACTTTAAGGCGTTCATACCAAATAAAATGCGAGACAAGGTAACAATAAGGGAGGGAGATTTATCTATGGTTCTTAGATGGACAGAAGACCCTTTAACGTGGACGACTCTCAAGTTATTGTCTTTAGATCGGCCACAACGATTCGAAGGCACAATGTGGGCGGGCGGCGTGTTGGATGAGATTGCAGATGTCAAAGTCGATTCGTGGAAGCAACACATATACCCGTCGCTCGCCGACTCGAATGGATGGTGTATTTTGCTCGGAGTTCCTGAGGGCCCGCACTTCTACCGAGAGTATATACCGAAGTGTAGAAACGTTTATGTCCAAAAGAACGACAGAGAGATGGAGATTACGGTTCAAGAGTTCGGTGATGAAGAATGGCATTGTTATACTTGGTTTTCCTCTCTCGTCCTCCCAGAAAAGTTCTTAAGCGAGGCGAGAAGAACAATGGATGCTCGCACTTATGCTCAAGAGTTCGAGGCTGAAATACTTGCATACGAGGGTGCTTTATATTACAATTTCGATAGGACAACCCATGTCAAAAAGAAAGAAACGACAACGAACTCAAGCCAACCTTTATGGTTGTCTTGCGACTTTAATAAAAGTCCGATGGTATGGGAGGTCGCCCAGACCGATACGAAAGGCGGCCGAATGACGTTAAAAATAGTGGACGAGGTTACGATACCTTACAACGCTAAGACGGAATCCTGTATTGCCAGATTCACGGACAAGTATAAAGGCCATAAAAACAAAGCTCTATACCTGACTGGAGATGCCTCAAGTAATTACGAGTCTTGGAGAGATCATACGACCGATTACATAATCATAGGCGACTATCTTAAGCAAGCAGGGTGGACGGTGACTATGCGGGTGCCGAAGTCGAACCCAAATATCAACAACAGGGTTAACGTCGTATGTTCCTTGTTAAAGTCGGCTGAAGGCCATACGAGGTTGTACATTAACGATAATTGCACTTATCTTGTGGGAGACATGGAGCAAGACGAGTCAGATGGAAAAGGTGGGAAAGTTAAAACGATTGACCCAAACAGGACACATGGTAGTGATTGCTTAGATTATTTGGTCTGGCAGTTATTTGCTAAGGAATTTTACAAATCAGAAGTGAGGCAACTATGAATATAAAAGAAATGCTAATAAGCAAACCGAAAAACATCAACAATAACAAACAGTTAAAGAACCTCTCTATGAATGAAGAAAGAAAGCTTGCATATATGCGGGACGTTTTCCGAGATCAAGACAATTTCACGATCAGACAAGTATTGAAAAACGACCTGATGAACTTCATGGATGGATTCGATATAAGCCGAATGAAGTTGGTTACACTGGACTTTTTCGTCCCTGCTTTCCTTAGAAAGATATGTAACGTGTACGACACTCCGCCGCTCTTGAAAATACCCGATGATCAAAGAGGAGAGGCCCTTACGGATCTCTTAAAAGAGGTGGACGCTATACCGATGATGGCGGAAACGTTCGAACGGATGCGACTACACAACACGACTCTGTGCCACATCAAATACAACGAAGACCTCGACAAAATAACCATAGACAGTAGATTTAATGCGAGCAATACATGCATTATCCCGTACGAGTCGGATAGCTTAGAGTGGCAAGCGTTGGCGTACGAATCTAAGACCGTAAAAGAGAAAACTCAGTGGGTGGTATGGGACAGATTGACCTTGGAGCATTACTACATAACGACCGAGAATAAATACCCAGAGTTCGATCAAGAAGAGAGATTTACGAACGACAGGTATTTTATAGAGGGCAACGAGGACTTCGCAGGGCCCGTCTATGGCGACGGCGAAACGCCTTGGGTATTATATAGGAATCAAAACCACGGCAATAAATTCTGGGGCAACGGTCTGGACTCGTTAATAGAATTGGTGCAGACAATTAATATATTGCTGACCGTTGCAAATGACGACACCATTCAAGAAACAATCCGACTGCTGATATTGAACTTTCAACCATCTGGTACGGCTGGAGAGGGCGGCCAGATTAAGTCAGGGTTGAGGCATCCGATATTTCCAGAAAACAGTATGTTGGAATCGTCGCCAGATGCCAAAGTCCTGTCGGCAGACCTCTACAACGACGAGGTATATAAGATGGTGGAGCAACTCGGTAATTTCATCTCGAACCTTCACAACGTAGATTCTCCGCTTAAGACCGCAGTGGAACAGAACTTGTCAGGCATCGCTATTAAGCTCCGAACCGAACCATTGTTAAGGCAGTGGGCTTCAGACATCAACCGCCTAAGGAGTCCAGACCTTGAACTTATTAAGAAAGTGGTGTTGGTGAATAACTATCATCGTGATGAACAGATCGATGTGAGCGTTCTCGATGAGATGACTTTTGATTATCAAGAACCAAAGGTTGTTTCAGATGAAAAAGTGTCGTATGAGTTGGAGCGAATGAAGTGGGAAGACGGCACAAGCTCCCCTGTACGGTGGTTGTTAAAGAATCATCCAGAACAGGACGAGGATTGGGCACTTGAGTACATTCGAAATAACAAAGAAGTTATGGCAGAGTTCCCAAAGACGGAGGACAAGCCGACTTTCTCCCTAAGGAATAAACCGTTGAAATAAGGTGACAACATGCCTGATCTTATAGACGACTTACAAGACACAATTAACGGCCTTTACGACGAGATTAAAGGCGATTCAGAGCTATTGTTGGATCAAATAGATATCGACTCATTCTTGGAAGATCCTGAAGTGTATCTGGAAGAGCTTTCAAGGCAATTTCTTCAACAACACTTAGACGAAATAGAGGAGGCGGCCTTGGCTGGTGAAGAGTTTGCCAACAAAACAATGAAGGGGTAGCTATGAAGACGTTCGATGAGATTATTCAAATAGTCCTTAAGCACGAAGGAAAATACGTTAACGACAAGCATGACGCAGGTGGCGAAACTAATTTTGGTATATCCAAAAGAAGTTACCCGAACTTAGACATAAAGAACCTAACAAAAGCGGCGGCTATTCGTATCTACAAAAGAGATTACTGGAACAAAACCAAGGTGGAGAGTTTGCCTAAAAGTTTGTGGCACATTTATTTTGATATGTGCATTAATATGGGGCAAACGAGAGCCGTGAGAATACTCCAAGAGTCTGCGGTAAATAGAGGTCGGAATATAATGGTGGACGGGAGGTTAGGCCCTAAGACGAGAGGAGCGTTAAAAGGAGTTTCGGTAAATAGGGTGCGGGCCTTTCGTGTGAGATATTATGTAGAGTTAGTGAATAAGAAACCCGAGTTGGAGAGATTTTATTACGGTTGGTTTCGAAGGTCGTTAGAGGTTTAGAATGGCGAAGATCAATGCTCAAATCATTAAAGGGTTTAACTTTAGGAAAATTGAAAGCGAACTTAAAAGGGCGTTACCCATGTCCGTTAACGCCGCCGCCGCCGTTGTTATACAGGACATTAAACGAGGCATCAGCGGTGGAAGGGACATAAAAGGCAAACCATTCAAAAAGCTTAAAGCAGGAACGATTCATAGTAAAGCGGCGAGAGGTAGCGACACGCCAAGAATAGCATTAAGCGATACGGGTATGATGAAAAACGTATACAGAAAAGTGCGAGCCACACAAAGCAAACCTCAAGCCATAATTATACCGCCAAAGAAAAGAGCGGAAATAGCGTTATATCACCAAAAAGGAACGAGGCGACACAAAGTAACTGCGGGAAAAGGTAAGGCGATTCCTTTATATACTTCCACAGGCCAGTTGTTTTTTCGTAAATCCGCCATGGCAGGGCCCGTTCCTAAGCGTGAGTGGTTTGGCATATCGAAAAAAGCCAAAGAGAAATGCCAGTCAACTCATCGGCGAGTGGTTGGAGATGTCTTAAGGAGGGTATGGTATGGCCGTTGATTTTGAACAACTTGAAATTGTTATTAGCGGAGCTCTGGAGTTTAACGTGGAACAGACCTTGTTCAATCTTCATCAAGCGATTCAGCAAATGGAATCATCTGGAATGAGTCGAGATGCAATTAAGCAAACGTTGGTGAGGGATTTACAAAGAGGTGGCACGGTATTCGGAGGATTCAAGGCGGGCATAAGAAGTACCATACAACAGGCGGCCAACGTCGCCTCACAAAAAGGAGCTGAACAGACCTTTGAAACGGCAGGCGTTAAAATGTTCAGGTGGATAGTGGTAAGCAACAATCCATGTCCAGATTGTATTGACAGAAACGGAACGACAGGTACAATTCAATTCTTTAGAGATGTTGGTATGCCAGGATCTGGTTTTTCGGTATGCGGAAAGCATTGTCATTGTCGATTAGTTCCTGAGGGATCAAAACGTAATTTTACTGGAGTACATCGGCGTACGAGGTCTCAGCGAGGTGACATGGAATAACAAGGAATACACGGTAATACACGGTAATACAAGGGATGACAAGGGATAACCGTAAAAAAAATGTGGTGATAATAAAGATCGCCGCTTGTAACATCAGTCCACGAATAAGGAGAGACGTGTAATGGATATTACGAACGCAATCGAGCGAGTACGCTCAAAGTTAGGTGACGAGAAGTCACCAGAGGTCGAAAATGAACTGACAGAAATCAGTACATCGTTCGGCAAAATGGATCGAGAAGTGTCAGAACTTCAAGGGGCTCTTAAGTCAGCGAATCATGAGAGTATGACGAGACGGATAGAGCTTAACAAAGTTAATCAGCGTGTAACCGAACTCGAAATAAAAAACGAGGAGCTAACAAAAGATAGTACCTCAGACGAACTTCAAAAAGAAGTTGATGCTCTGCGAGAGTTCAAAAGCGGCATTATTCAATCGGGACGGGACGACTTTGTTAAAGGATTTGCGAAAATCACAAGCCATTCGAACTTTGAGAAAGCTATAGAGGAGTTCGTTTTGCCTGAAAAGAATGCGGAAGGTGATTACGATTTCAAGAAAGTTTCAGCCGATGACATGGATAAAAATGTTGAGGCCCTTGAACGCCTAAACCGCATCGATTATTTCGCTCTTGCTCCCGATAAAAAGAATGTTCATGGCAACAATTCAGACGGTATGCCAGAAAGTTGGGAGTCGATGGTTAGAAAAACAACCTCGTTAAAAGACTTGGAGGCTCTCCAGCAAAAAGAAATGCCGTCATAGTTTAAGGAGTAACGACTATGGCAACACAGTACACTGGAACATCACAGGTAGATGACTCGGTTATCGCCTTGATGGATCAAGCATTCTTGATCAGCGGAGGAAGCGGTGACAACATTATCATCGATCAGTTCGTTGACTTTAAAAGGTCGATCGGTGCAAAGTCAATCGACTTAACAAAATACGCAAAACTCGCCAAAGTAACGTCTGCACTTTCAGAAGCGGTTGACCCTGACGGTGTCCAGATGTCCGACACTAAGGTGACATTAACTCCCGCAGAATACGGCAACGTTGTAACTACCACCAAGTTAGCATCAATTCAATCGGGTGGGAAAGCAGACTTGGGAGCATCAGCGGTCGTCGGTATGAATGCCGCAGAGTCGCTCAACGCACTTGGCATTATAGCAGGTGAAGCTGGTAGTAACGTCAGAATGGCGAACAGTGCCGCCAATGAAGGAGCGATAGCGGCGGGTGACACGGTACAAGCAGGAGACTTAGCCTACGTTTATAATCGACTCTCAAGAGCGAATGTATTGCCCTTTGACGGCGGTTTCTACGTCGGTATTGTACACCCTGACGTTGCGGACGACATTGCATTAATTAGCGGATGGTCGGACGTTCAGAAATATGCTGACGCATTCCAGATACTTAAGAATGAAGTCGGTATGTACAAGGGTTTTCGTTTCATCAAATCAACAGGCGTAACTGTAAATGCTGATGCAGGAGCATCCGCCGTTGATACTTATCACAGTCAGTTCTTCGGCCGAAACGCCTTAGGTAAGGCAGTTTCTCAGGATATATCGCAAATGGTTACGGGCCCGTTTGATAAATTACAGAGGTTCGTACATCTCGGTTGGTATGGTATGGTAGATTATGCTATTGTCGATCAAGATGCCCATTGGCTGATCACAAGTTCATCCAGTTACGGCTCTAATTCCTAAGCCATAACAGAAGAAACTGGGCGGGTAATTTTCCCGCCCATAACTAAGGAGAACGCTATGCCAAAGAGCAAAGCAAAAGCCCCGAGCAAACCCAAGAAGAAAAAAGCTACGGTTATAAAAGAATGGAGTTGTGAAATTATTGGCAATTCCATTAAAGTTAATCAAGGCGACAAAATAAATCTCACTCCCTACGAGTACGAAATTCTCAAAGGATTGAAAGTGGTGGAGTAATTTGTCTATACTTGACAATATAACCGTGGTTGACTCCGATCTCTCTGACGTTAAGGGTGATATTGATGACTTTAAGTTTAGCGGTCAATCCGATTACTCGACACAAATAACGACGGCCAAGAGAGAGGTTTACAGGAGGTTAAAAAAGGACTATTGGAAGGATAATCCAGCATTGACATCGGCGGAAATAGACACGGCTCTTGAAGATGTAAAGGATATCCCAAACCTCGAGACATTAAAGGACAATATCGTATATACCGCACTGGCTAATATAATGTTCGCCAACGGGATCTTGGAGTTGTCCCAAGTCTATCAGAATAAAGCTGACGACACCCAAATTGATTACTGGGTTGACGAGGATTCCGATAGCGTCGTCGAAGATGCCGAGATATACAAACACTCGGCAATCTCAATAGGTAGATGAAATGCCTGCGACGGATTATGAGGCAATCCACACGGCGATTAAAGCAAAGTTGGTCACGCATGGATTCCGATATTCTCCCGCTCACAAGTGGGTAGAACAGGAGGCGGGTATCTTTCCCGAGTCCGTTAAGAATAATAGTTTCACCATACGAATGGTGGAACAGGGCCCGAGCGACAAGGGCACGACTGTTTGGAGTACATTGGACGTAGATGTTGAGTTTGTCTTAGAGGCGATGAATGACAAGTATCTTGACAAGCTCGGAGATTCTCAGGTGGCGGTTGTGGACATAAAATCGATAACCTCTGACGATTTGATCCTCGTCAATCCGAACGGGTTGGAAGAATGGACGGCCGAATATCTTGGCGACAGGGTTATGGTAACGTACAGTAATGTTAACTTTGAAATAAGGAGTAGATAAATGGCTTTAACAATAGGCAACGTAATCTTCTACGGAGATTGTACGATTGACTTGCTTGCGTCGACTACGTCGAAATTTACACGAGGCGGCTTAAACGTGGAATCATTATCGTGGGAGCAAGAAGTACAGGAAGGCAACTTAACACTCGAAGACGGTCAGCAGTTAAATTGGGTGATTGGCCGTACCTTAACCGTGGAAGTGACGATCTCAGAAATATCAACTGCAGATATGGCGAACATGGAACTGGCGGACAACATGACAATAGTCTTTGCTCAGCCCAGCAAAACGGTTACGATAGCAGATAACAACTTTTCGTGTGTCTCCTCGATTTCTGGAGGAAAGACGAAGATGAGTATCAAATGTTCTGTTGATTCTACTGGTGATCCCTCAGACCTCTTCACAATATCATAACGGAGGCGTAAATGAATAACGAAAGAGTACCGATGGTACTCCCTGATGGAGAAACCATAGAGTACGTAAGACCGCATCAAGTCGAAAGTCGTGAAGACATAGGTTGGGTACGAAAGCAAGTATCTCAGCCAAAGCCGAAACCGAAACCAAAAGACGAGGAGTAATTGTGGCTGATAAAAAAGCAGAATCCAAAAAGAAAGAGCCCGAAGATAATACCTACACAATGGTAACGCCAGACGGCACTGTTATTAAAGGTATCCCAAAGAAAAAGATTGACGTGAAGAAAAGTTGGGGTTGGAAGGTCGTTAAGAAATAAATGGTTAACCCTTGGCAAGTGGCTTTCATAGTCTTGCAAGTTATTTTCACGTTATCGCTTTCTGCCTTTGTTGTTCTGATAAAGAATAGTTTTAAGGACATCAAGGCACTACGAATTAAAGTGGTGGAAGTTGAAAAGTGGCTTGCGGTAGATCGTGAGCGGTTTCGCTCAATAGATCAAAAGC